TGTATAATCATATACATCTACCCAAAAAGATAACATATCTGCTGGACCACCACCTGTTGGAAGTGTTATTTTAATAGCACCTGTATGAGTACTAGTACTTGTTCTATATGTTCCACCATTGGGGTGTATAACTGTACCACCCTTACTTGCATCGCTATGTTCTGCAAATAATCCACCACCACCACCAATTCTAATATTACCTGCTACATCTAATTTTTCTGCAGGCGATGTAGTTCCTATACCGACTCTTTGAGAAGAATCAATATCTACTGCTCTCGTACCACTGGTGAAAAATGCAATAGTGTTATCATTTTCTGCATAAAAGTTTAATGTATTTCCAGCACTTTGTAAGAAAAATTGTCTTGTTCCACTATCATATACAGATAAATATGGACTACCAGTTCCTTCTAATCTTAACACTTCATCAGTTGCTCCAGAACTTATGTGAAGTTTTGTACCAGGTGATGCAGTTCCTATACCGACTCGTTGAGAACTATCTATCCTCATAGCTTCAGCATTACCTGAATACCATACATGACCACTTGTTCCTGAAGCAGCACCATACAGCATAAATCCACCTGCATAAGCATTATCTTTTGGTCCAACATAACAATTATTATTTGAATGTAATCCAAGTAATCCTATATCATCTCCATCAGCATCTTCGCCCATAAAGAATGTATTATTAGAAATCATTACATTTCCAGCTACATGAAGTTTCTGTGCAGGTGCTGTAGTTCCTATACCGACATTACCTGAACTATCTACTCTTACTCTTTCAGTTAAAGTTTGATTATCTGCACTTGCTGTTGCTACTTGATTAATTGTAAAATTATTTGAAGTATCTGCAGTTAAAACTATACCCTTAACACCTCTTGTTCTAAATGTATTTGCATTTGTTCCTGCTTCACTATATAAAGCCAAAAATGGATAACCTTGTGAAGAATTACAACCTAATGTTGAGCCATATCCACTTTGATTTACATGCCCAAAATTAAAAGCATTTCCATTTACTCTTGCATTTATTTTTGCCCCACCTTGTCCTGCTGTGCTACCCATTTGTAAAGTAGAAGATATAGTAGAAGCCCCAGTTAATGCTAATGTGCTTCCATCAAAAGTAAGATTAGATTCTGTATCTATATTATTTGTTCCACCATAAGTCAATACACCATTAGCTGTTGTGCCATCTATAGTGATTCCACCTAAGCTATCAAAAATATCTTGTGCTATAAATCGTTTAGGTGCTTCACTTGCATCTGCATCAAATAATATCATAAAGTCTGAAGCATTTAAAGTTGCAGTTGATAAAGCAGACTTATTTAGATTGATTGCTAATTGTCCTGTGCCTGATACATTTAAACTTGTTGAAGCAATATCTGTATTGATTGTTACTGTATCTGTTGCACCTACTATTGTTGCAATACCAGTACCACCTGCAATATCTAAGGTATTTCCCTGTGCAATACTTTCTGGTGTTCCACTATCTCCAGTTACATTAAATGTAGTTAACTGATTTGTATTTGTATCTGTATAATTTCCAGCATGAATATTAGTACCACCTTGGTCTGCAGTCCAATCTAAATGCTCAGCTGCTACAACTCCATTTAGAGAATTGTGAGTTAATAATGCTTCTATTTCTGAAAAAGCTTTTCTTTTACTGGTTGTGCCATCTAATACAATAAATTCATCGGTAGCAACCATAGTTTCAGTCATATCGTCTAATCCTGAACCGTCAAAAGCTATGTCATTTGCATTAGCAGTAATACCAGTACCACCAATAACATTTACAGTAGTTCCAGTTTTGGTTAATCCTGTACCAGATGTATCAAATTTTGTAGCTAACTGTGTTTGAATATTTGAAGTTACTCCATCTAAATAATCAAACTCTGTATTAGTTACACCAGTTGCGTGTAAGGTATCTAAATAATTTAATTCTGTAACACTTCCTGTATATCCATCTAATACATTAAGTTCTGCAGGAGTAGATGAAATTTGAGTTGTAGTAACTGCTGCTAATAAAGGAATATACCCACTTGCATCTAACAAATATTGTGTGTTGTCATCGTTTGTGGGGTCAACAATAGATAATATTGTTTCATTTACATCGGCAGTAGCTCCTTCAAATTTTATTGCATTTGCAGCTTCCATTGTTACCGTATCTACTGTTGTTGTTGTTCCTGCTACGGTTAAATTAGGAACTAATAATTCTCCTGTACTTGGATTATATCGTAAAGCACCAGTATCATCTAATAATGTATTTGATTCATCATGAAAAACTACTGGAAAATTTGTATTTGCTGAGTTATTTTGTACTATTACTTTTCCTACAGTTAAATCTTCAGCTGTACCTGTTACATTCGTCATCACACCACTAGCTGGTGTACCTAGTGCTGGATTTGTTAAAGTAGGACTTGTTAAAGTTTTGTTTGTTAAAGTTTGAGTTTCTGTTAATTGTACAATATTACTATTAGTAATAGATGTAATTTTAGTTGCATTCCCCACAGTTAAGTTTGCAGCTGTTCCTGTTACATTCGTCATTACCCCACTAGCAGGAGTTCCCAATGCTGGAGTTGTTAATGTAGGAGCTGTTAAGGTTTTATTAGTAAGTGTTTGAGTTTCTGCTAATTGTACAATATTGCTATTGGTGATAGATGTAATTTTGGTAGCATTACCTGAGGTTAAATTTGCTGCCGTGCCAGTTACGTTAGTCATAACACCACTTGCTGGTGTTCCTAATGCAGGTGTAGTTAAGGTAGGTGCTGTTAAAGTTTTGTTTGTAAGAGTTTGTGTGCCTGTAAGAGTAGCTACTGTAGAGTCTATATTTAGAGTTATATTACCACCAGAACCACCACCACTTAAACCTGTGCCAGCTGTAATACCAGTTACGTCACCTTCAGAAGATGAACTACCAGCTACTATTAAGTTTGTTACATCTCCAGTAGTTTGTGTTGCTTTTGCAGAGCTTGCAAGTTCAGTAAATTTTTGTTCGTATACAACACCATTTCTTTTTTCTTGTTTTACAAGTACTCCATCTTCTAGAAATGATACTGTTTCACCTTCTCTAATATTAGTTTTAGATGGTCTTACTCTAAAGAAAGAGTCAATGCTGTTGACATTATGGTTGCCGGATTTTGGCATTATGAAGGTCTCTTATTAGTTTGTCTGTAATCAATATTTATATCATTTATATCTATTTTACCATCAGAGGTAACTTTTAGTGATATAGATTCACAGTTTTGATTTACTGTAAATGCTTTAATTTGATAGTTGGCATTATTAACCGCCTGTCCTGTTAGTGCTGTATAGCTAGTGCTTCCATCTAAAGCGTAAGCTAATGTTAGTGTTGTATTTGCTGCTGCATCTCTTGCTGCAACGTAAACCTTTCTAATTTTTTTTACTAATCCTGGATTGCCAAAATCTATATCTTTAGTAATTAACTCTACGCTTTCAGTTCCATAATCGTTGGTTAGTGAATGAATTTTATCATCTGAATGTTTAAAGAAATATACACCATCAAATGATTCTACAAAGTTAGACACATCTGCACTACCTACGCACGCTCTTGTGGTCCAACCTTGAGTTGCAAAATCAAAACAAAAAACTTTATCTTCTGTATCTACACCACTATTTGATGTCATTGCAGAGTCTTGTAAAACGTATAATTGTTTATATTTTGGCTCGTAAGATATAGAAGGTTTTAATAAAACATCACTTAGCTCTTGTCCTGCTTGCCAAAGATTGTCATCTAAAGAAGCTGTTAGTTCTTTTGGCATACTCTGTCCATCAAATAGATATACTCCATTTCTGTTTACCCAAGATATTCCAAAAGGTGTTTTAGCTACAGAGTTTTGAAAAATACATCCCATACCATCATACTCTGCTTCTAAGTACCAACCAGCATCTGAAGTAGATGATACATTAATAACATATAATTTTTTTTGTTTAAAAGCTAACAACCTATTACCTAAGCTATGTAAGGCTGTAATAGAGTCGCCGTCACTAATACCAATGTCTAGATAATAACTATCAGGAAATGTTGCAAATCTATTAACTGGACTATAATATATTCTATCGTCAAGTACTTCTCCATTCTTTTTAACGTTTCCAATCCAAGCCCTTCTAGCACATACCGTAGCAGCTTTAAATCCTCCAGATGTACCTATTGCTGCTCTAGTTCCCACATCAATACTTTCTTCGTCTTGAGAATATCCGTTAATACTTTCGTAAGTATCCAAAGAAGGATTTACTACATCTAGTCCTGTAACGTCAGCAAAGTCTGTATCAGAAGGGTGTGTGAATGCATTAAAATCTTCAAATAGATTTGTTCTAACTCCTCTTTGATAATCTACGTCTAAAAATAGTATCCATCTACCGTTACCGTCTTTTTTTCTAGTATAAACTCTTACACCTTTTTCATTTTTATACCCACTAAATCCAGTGTCTTTTATTCTAAATCCTACGTTAGTAAAATATGCACCAGTTGTTATTGGGAATAAAGTTGTTTTAGGTGTTTGAGGTAATGTTTCATTGTCTTGTAAGTCTACTATACTGTGACAAAATTCGTAAGAACCTGCTTCCCAACCACCACCAGTAACACTTATACTTGTTGTTAAGGTTGTTTGAACTTTTGCTCCAGTAGCATGCTCTAAAGCACCGGTTCCAAATACATCTCTATCTACAAGAAGTTGTAGTACGTCTAAAGTTCCTGAACCATTCATGGTATTTGTACTTCTTACTCTCATAGCTTCACCGTTAATATGTATAATTTCTCCTACAAGATTCGCTATTCCTCCAGTTGATATACCACTACTTCCTCCATAGTTTAAAGAAACAGATGACATATCATTTGCATCTGTTAGTTTTAAATGAATTAATTTATCTGTTAATTTTATGTCAGCAGTAGGGTCTGGATTTGAATCATTTGGATTGGGCGTTACTTTAAGAAAGTTATCAGAGTCAGTATTTTCAATAATATCAAAAAATGATTGAGAATCTAAAGTTGGGTCTGTCTGTAATTTTATACTAAACTCTCCAGCTCCAGGGTCAGTAAAACTTGTTCCTTTTGTTATAGCCTCAAATTTAGTAGATAATTTTTCTATTTGCATAGTAGTGTCTAACCAACCACTAATATCAGTTCCAAATCTATCTGTTTCATTTACATATACTAAACGTCTTGGCTCTTCATGTGAATCTGGAACTTCATCTACTACGCTTTCATCCGATACAAATAAAGTACCATCAACGTAATAGTATACTGGTAATACTCCGTTTTCAGTTTGCATGTCAATAATAGCATCGTTAGAATCTTCTGTTAAAGTAAGAGTGCTAGTATTACCAAATTCTCTGGCGTATGTTAAAATCTTTGTACTTGTTCCTGAGCCATTATTTTCTGGGAATGCGAATACTTGAACTGCAGTTCCCAAGGTTTCACTGTTGTCTGTATTATATTGACTGTTAAACATAAAGGCACCATACCCCGCAACTGTTTGTGTGTCAGGTACATTGGCTGATGATTTAGCACTTGAGACAGAAGAAGACAATATTAAACCCGGATTATGTAAGTTTACATTATTTGCTTTTGATACTTGGTTAGGTAAAATATCCCTAGGAGAGGACTTAGTGTTAAGCCCCTTACTAAAGTCATTGAGCTGTAAAGATTTTCTTGGCATTATGCAGACCTTTTGACTTTTTCAAAACTACGCATTCCTCCAAGACCTAAAAGTCCCATTAATACCGTAGTCAAAGTAGTCATATCAAATTCAGGTAATACAATATTGTATCCCGCTGCAGTTAATCCAAAAGCCATCATAGGTTGCAATACAAAGTGATAACACAATGCAAAAGCACAAACCCATCCTACAAAAGGTCTCCACCCACTTTTAAATAGACTAGAAGAACCTGCTTCTATCTTGTTAACTTCTATTTGAGCCTTATTAATCTCCATGATTAAGTTTGCTTTCTCTTCTTTATCTAAAGTAAACTTGTCTACATGACCAGCTACTTTGTCAATAATACTTGCTACTACATTTAACTTAGGCATATTCCACACCCGCAATCACATATTATCTGCATTTCCATCTCCTTCTCGCCTGCCTTATTCTAGAATTAGGATTGTTTCTAGTTTTAGCAGAGCTTCGTTTTAGTTGTCCTAAAGACCTTGCACAATAAGACTTTCTTCTTTTAGCTGCTTTGCTACCTTTTTTTACTTTACCAGTAACAGCAGTCTTTAATTTACTTCCAGGGTTTGCTTTCCTATAAGCTCTAACTCCCTTAGCAGTCATTCCTGCTCCAGACTTAGTCTTTCTATAATTAGCTCCCTTTCCTTTTGTAGTTTTAGGTATAGCTTTTTTTCTTTTTCTTGCAGCCACTAATATATTAACCAGTTAAGTCCAACCTTAGACTCATAAGATTCCACGTCATACATTGACAAGAATCTTCCTTCTAAAAATACTCCAAACTTATTAGTTAGTTTCCAACCATATACTAGTCCTAAGTCATAATCCATTCCATTGTCAGCTAGTTCATAGTTAAATGAATAGTCTGACATACCTTTGGTAATTGGATAAGTAGTAACCCATATATGTAACCAATTCTTAGGCGTGTACTTATAATAGTCTGCACCTAAAGATAAACTTAGTTCATTTTGATACCCTAAGTCTTTAGCAAATTTTTCATTATAATCTTGCACTAAATCAGAATATACTACTCTATAAAATTCTTCATCAGTTATTGCTACTACATTCCCCTCAGCATCAGTCCAACACCAATCCCAGTATTCATAACCAAATTGAGTAAAATGTTGTTTCCACTCATCTTTATAAGGACCATCTGCATATCCTGCTTCGTCCCAAGCTAGTAACCAAAATGGAATAACTCCATCAGG